GGCTGCTGAGTGAATCCGTATCTACGCTACCGCTCAAAATTTATGAGCGTCAGAAGGACGGGTCACGAAAACCGGCAACCAGTCATCCTGCATATCAGGTGCTGTGTCGCAGTCCTAACATGGAAATGACGCCGTCGCGCTTTATGTTGATGCTGGTTGCCAGTATATGCCTTCGTGGGAATGCCTTTATCGAAAAAAAGATGATAGGCATCAAGCTTGTTTCACTGGTTCCTCTGTTGCCACAAAACATGGTGGTGAAGCGACTTGAGAGCGGACGACTTGAGTACACCTATACCGAAAACGGGCAAAAGCGAGTCATCCCTGAAAAGAACCTGATGCACATCCGTGGATTCGGCCTGGACGGTGTCTGCGGCATGATGCCAATGAAGGAGGGGCGTGACGTCATTGGTGCGGCGATGGCGGTCGAAGAGTCGGCGGCAAAAATCTTTGAGAACGGCCTGCAAAGTTCCGGCTTCCTGTCCGCTGAAAATGCGCTGGATGCAGAGCAAAGGGAAAGGCTGCGCGGATATATGCAGGCTTTTACCGGCTCGAAAAATGCCGGGAAGATTATGGTGCTGGAAGGCGGTCTGAAATATCAGAACGTCACCATGAACCCAGAAGCCGCCCAGATGCTGGAATCGCGCGCTTTCAGCATTGAGGAGATATGCCGCTGGTTTCGCGTTCCGGCTTTCATGGTGGGCCATGCGGACAAGCAGAGCAGCTGGGCGTCCAGCGTGGAAGGGATGAACCTTCAGTTCCTGACCAATACGCTTCGCCCACTGCTGGTAAATATTGAGCAGGAGATTTCTCGCTGCCTGCTGGATGGTGATGAAGACCTGTTTGCTGAGTTCTCGGTTGAAGGTCTGTTGCGCGCCGACAGTGCCGGACGGTCGGCTTACTACACAACGGCGCTGCAAAATGGCTGGATGTCCCGCAATGACGTTCGCCGCCTTGAAAACATGCCTCCGATTGAAGGCGGCGATTTGTACACCGTTCAGCTGAACCTGACGCCACTTGAAGACCTGAAGAAAAACAGTCAGGCCGTACAGGCGGCAACGCTTCTGAAAATTCATAACTACGTTTTTCCCGATATTCCGTTCGAACAATCTCCGCTTAAAAAAGCGGCTTAGGAGCAATTCCCATGACACTGAAAAGCCTTCCGGCAGCACCGGCGGGGCGGCCTTCTGCACTCTCAAAACGGGATTTGCCGTCTGCTGCTATGGAGCGCTGGAACGGCGGTATTAAGGCCGCTAACGCTGATGAAAACAGCATTTCAATCTTTGATGTGATCGGCGCTGATTACTGGGGCGAGGGTGTGACCGCCAGCCGTATTGCTGGCGCGCTGCGTTCCATGGGCGGTGCAGACGTCACGGTCAACATTAATTCGCCTGGCGGGGACATGTTTGAAGGTCTGGCGATTTATAACCTGCTGCGGGAATACAAAGGAAAGGTCACCGTAAAAGTGCTGGGCCTTGCGGCATCAGCTGCCTCCATCATCGCGATGGCCGGGGATGATATCCAGATTGGGCGGGGTGCTTTTCTGATGATCCATAACTGCTGGGTTTATGCGATGGGCAACCGACACGATCTGGCGCAAATCGCTGCTGACATGGAGCCGTTTGATAAAGCCATGGGCGATATCTATTCACACCGGACCGGCCTCAGCTCAGAGGATGTGGCCGTAATGATGGACGGCGAAACCTATATCGGCGGCAGCGATGCAGTTGATAAAGGTTTTGCAGATCGCCTGATGTCAGCCGATGAAATCGCCGACGACAATGACAGCCCCGCTGCGGCGCTGCGTAAGCTTGACGCGCTTTTGTCAAAAACCGACACGCCACGCTCTGAACGTCGAAAACTTCTTAAAGCATTAACGGGCAGCAAGCCGGGCGCTGCTGCCAGTCCTGAAGGTATGCCGGGCGCTACCGACGAAATAAACCCTGAAAACATTCAACAACTTAAAAACGCGCTGGCCGCGTTCGGCAAATAAGGAAACACCATGTCAGATGTAAATGATTTACTGAAGAAGGTTTCAGCAAAACTGGAAGAAGTGTCCGGCACTTTCAGCCAGAAGGCTGAAGATGCGCTGAAAGAAGCGAAAAACTCTGGTCAGCTGTCTGCCCAGACCAAAGAAGCGGTGGACAAGATCGCCACCGAATTCAATGCGCTGACTGAAGCGAACAAAACCATCAAATCTTCACTGGGTGAGCTTGAGCAGCACGTTGCCAACATGCCGCTGAATAGCGCTAAAAAGGTTATTGAGACAGTCGGTCATGTTGTTATCAGCAATGAAGCACTGAAGAATTTCGCAGCCAGTGTGGAAGGCGGCAAGCGCGTCAGCATTCCGGTTAATGCTGCGCTGCTGTCTACGGATGTCGCAGACGGCGTGGTTGAGCCTCAGCGCCAGCCAGGTATTGATATTGCACCGAAACAACGCCTGTTTATCCGTGATCTGATCGCGCCGGGCCGTACTTCTTCACCGGCTATTTTCTGGGTACAACAGACCGGATTTACTAACGCTGCGAAGGTGGTTCCTGAAGGGACGGCTAAACCTTACAGCAACATTGAGTTCGCAACCAAAATCACGCCAGTCACGACCATCGCGCACATGTTCAAAGCGTCCAAACAGATTCTGGACGATTTCGCGCAGCTGCAATCCACGGTCGATGCTGAAATGCGTTACGGCCTGAAGTATGTCGAAGAGCAGGAAATTCTGTTCGGTGACGGTACCGGGGCGCACCTGCATGGCATCGTGCCGCAGGCTACCGCATTCAGTGCTGCGTTCAGCGTTGAGCAGCAGAACGGCATTGACGATCTGCGTCTGGCAATGCTTCAGGCTCAACTGGCCCGCTTCCCGGCGTCCGGTCACGTTCTGCACTTCATTGACTGGGCAAAGATCGAACTGACCAAAGACACGCTGGGCCGTTATATTCTGGCGAACCCGTCCGCGCTGACAGGCCCGACGCTGTGGGGTCTGCCGGTTGTCGCCACCGAAGCTGCCGCATTCCAGGGGAAATTCCTGACCGGTGCGTTTAACGCGGCCGCGCAGTTGTTTGATCGTGAAGATGCCAACGTGGTTATTTCCACTGAGAACGCCGACGACTTTGAGAAAAACATGATCTCAATTCGTTGTGAAGAGCGTCTGGCACTTGCTGTGAAGCGCCCGGAAGCATTTATCTACGGCACCTTTACCGCACCGGCAGCCGCTGGCGCGTAATTCATGACGGCGGCCTGCGGGCCGCTTTTCATTGAGGAGCACACCATGAAACTGCGATCTATTAAGCCTATCTATCACGGCGGCACGGTTCTTACCGAAGGCACTGAATTTGAAACGCTTGAGCAACACGGGCGTCAGCTGGTGGAGCGTGGCTATGCCGAAGAGCCCGGCACGAAGAAATCATCTGACAATGAAGGTGATAAAAAACCCAAAGCTAAATCTAAGTAAGGGGTTTCCATGCTGACCGTTGAACAGGTGAAATATCACTGCAACCTTGAGCAGGAATTCACTGAGGATGACCTCTGGATAACGGCCCGCATTAAAGCTGCGGCACGGTATGTGGAAAAATATACCCGCCGCAGGCTTTATGAAAAGGCTGATGATCCACAATATCTGGCCGACCCTGACTCACTGTTATATGGCGAAGATATTGAAACGGCCATGCTGATGTTGATTGCTCACTGGTATGCAAACCGTGAAGCAGTGAACGTTGGCAATATAACTTCATCACTGGACTTTGCTGTTGAGGCGCTTTTACAGCCTTACCGGATTTATGGCGTATGAGAGCCGGACCTCTGCGTTACCGGGTTACGCTGCAAAAACCCGCTACAGGTCGTCTTCCTTCAGGTCAGCCAGCAACCGGGTGGGTCGATGTTAAGAGCGTGAGAGCGTCGATTAGTGATGTTTCTGGTCGCGAACTGCTGGACTCTGGCGCGGAAATTTCAGGGACCACATCACGCATCTGGATTCGCCGCGTGCCAGGAGTGGTTATCAGTGCTGGCTGGCGTGTTGTTCATAACCCACCTACCGGAAACGGTGAGGTCTATGACATTAAGTCAGCCATAACGGCTGAAAACGGCACACGTCTGGAACTGCTTTGTGAGAAGGGGGTTAAACAGTGATCAGCTCTAACCTCGATTTTTCCGGGCTGAATGACATTGCCCGCGAACTTGAGTTACTGAGTAAGGCCGAGAGCAAACAGGTATTGCGTCGTTCTGTCCGGGCTGGTGCCGAAATCATTCAGCAGGAAGTCGCAGACACAGCGCCGGAAAAAACCGGCAAACTTAAACGAAATATCGTTGTGCTCTTTGGTAAAGGCGCGCCGGGTGAAGCGGTTGCAGGCATTCATATTCGCGGCACAAATCCCGATACGGGCAACAGCGATAACAAAATGAAAGCCTCCTCGCCTAATAACGCTTTTTACTGGCGTTATCAGGAGAACGGGACATCCAAAATGCCTGCGCATCCGTTTGTCCGACCGGCTTACGACAAGAAGCAGGAAGAGGCCGCAAAAGCGGCTTTTGACGAACTCAATAAGGCGATTGATGAGGTGCTGTCGAAATGACCGAAGCCGATATTTATCCGCTTATTGACGAGCTGGCTGGCGGTAATGTTTTCCCTTACGTCGCGCCGTCCGGGACGCCAGCACCGTGGATCGTTTTCCTGCTTCCATCTGCTGTTTCGGAGGACGTGTTTTGCGGCCAGGCGGAGAAGGTTACTACGCTGCAAGTAGACGTCTGGTCACAATCCACTGATGAAGCCCGCACCATTCGCAATCAGGTGCAGGCTGCGCTTCAGCCGCTGCATCCCGTATCTCTTAATGAAAGCAACGACTACGAGTCTGACACGTCCCTTTACCGGGCAACGCTGGAAGTTCAGCTCTGGACTTAACCCCTGAATCAGCCGCCTCCGGGCGGTTTTTTACTATCTGGAGATACCCATGTCCTCAAAGTACGAAAAAACGCAGGGAACGAAAATCAACGTTTCCGCCGAGCCTGCAACCGAGGCGAATCCGTCAGGGGCGACCTGGCAGAGCATCAATTGCTCTACCAAGGAGATCAGCTTTACTGGCGGACAGAAATCCGACATTGAAACCACCACGCTCTGCTCCACTGAGCAGGAGATGACGAACGGGCTGGCCGCACCGGGTGAAGTCACCCTGTCGGGAAACTGGTCTGCTGATGAGGTGGGACAGGAAACGCTGCGTCAGGCCTATGACGGCGACACGCTGCATGCCTTTCAGGTGATTTTCCCTTCCGGTAACGGCTATGCGTTTCTGGCAGAAGTGCGCCAGAACAGCTGGAGCGTCTCAACGGCTGGCGTCGTGACGGCATCCTTTACCCTGCGCGTTAAGGGCAAACCCGTTCCCGTTCTTCCTGCGCCTGTAACACCTTAATGGCAGCGGCGAAAGCCGCTTTTCCAGACTCTTTCCGAGAAGAATAAAATGGCAAAAGACGCATCACGCAATCCTGTTCGCGCTCTGGCACTGGCCCCGATGGCGGGATTTCGCAGCAAGATCGTTGCGGTCCCTGAATGGGAAAATGCAAAAGTTAAGCTGCGTGAGCCTTCCGGCGAAGGCTGGCTTGAATGGCAGCAGATTATTAATCCTGACCCTGAAGGAAAAGAGGAAAACCTGACCGCCGCTCAGCGTGCACTGCGCAACAAAAGTGCCGATGTCGTGCTGTTCATTGACGTACTGCTTGATGAAGACGATATGCCGGTATTCACCGCCGAGGATCGCCCGCAGGTTGAGCAGATTTATGGTCCGGTCCATGCGCGACTTCTGAAGCAGGCGCTTGACCTGAGTACGTCGCAGGCGGCTGCGGAAGCAAAGTAAAAGAGCCCGGCACGTTTTTCCTGATGGCACTGGCGCTGCGTCTGGGGCGCACTCTGCACGAACTTAAAAGCACCCTGACGGCAAGTGAACTCAGAATGTGGATTGAGTTCGACCGCGTGAATCCAATCAGTGACCGGCGGGGTGATATTCAGGCTGCTCAGGTTGCTACTGCCGTGCTGAATTCTCAGGGGGCAAAAGTGAAGCTGGATGATGTGCTGCTTCAGTGGCGGGAGCCTGAACCTGTGGAGGAATCTGACGGGCTCGAAAACTTCTTTGCTGCGCTGGCAGGTTAGCGCAGCCATTACAGGGTAATTTATGGCTACGCTGCGCGAACTTATCATCAAAATATCTGCTAACTCCTCTTCATTTCAGAGTGAGATTGCGCGGGCGTCCCGTATGGGGACGGACTATTACCGCTCAATGGAGCAGGGTGGCCGTAAGGCAGCAGCAGCTGCCCGCGAAAGTCAGCGGGCCATTCAGGAACTTAATGAGCAACTGGTGACAACCCGCGAAACGGCGCTGGAGATGACCGGCGTGTTTGCGGGTGCCTTTGCAACCGGGCATCTTATCGAGCTGGCAGACAACTGGAATGCCGTTAATGCGCGACTGAAGCAGGCTTCACAATCCACCAGTGAGTTCAGCACGGTGCAGAAGTCGCTGATGGAAATCAGTCAGCGCACCGGCACTGCCTTTGGAGACAATGCCGATCTGTATGCCCGTTCTGCTGCCTCAATGCGCGAATTTGGCTACAGCGCTCAGGATGTACTGAAAGTCACTGAAGCCGTATCAACCGGCCTGAAGCTTTCCGGTGCCAGCACCGAGGAAAGCAGTTCTGTTATCACGCAGTTCAGCCAGGCGCTTGCACAGGGCGTGCTGCGCGGCGAAGAATTTAACGCGGTGAACGAAGCAGGTGATCGCGTCATTCGTGCGCTGGCAGCAGGCATGGGCGTT